GAAGACCTCCTGACCGATCATCTGTAGGCGAAACGCCAGTGCTCCTGCTTCGAACAAGGGCAGTCACCGCCTTCTTTGTCCATGAGTCCGTGTCGGAGTCGAGTAGTCGGTGGATGCGGTCGCGTAGCCAGTGCCACGTCTCCGTGTGCAGTGCGTGATCGATGTCAGGGATTCGGAAGTGCAGGTCGAGATCGAGTGCGACCTGGCCGTGGAGTTCGGGGAGCACGAGCCCCCAGAGTTCTACGGCCGTTACGCCTTCCGCCGCTTGTCGCGCCTGTTCTGCAAGAAGCCCCGCTTTTCCGGCGGCAGCTTGTCGAGCGTCTTTCCACCACTGGGGGTAGTGGTAAGCGGGGTAAGCCCCGGTGACAGGATCAGGCTCTCCAAGTCCGAACTCCGCGATGTCTGCAGTGGTGAGATTCCCAAAGTCCAGATCAGGAGTTCGAGTGCTTTTTTTGCCCCGGCGAGACCTTCACCGCCCTCGACGAACGCCTCTACACCCTTGATCCCGAGGGTCGTCTGCCAGTAGAACGCGGGCGTGACCACACTCTCCGCCTCGGTGAGTGACAACTCGCGCTGAATCCGTGACCAGTTCGGGCCATCGGTGATCGTGTTGCCTTCTGCATCCACCCCGTCGACGGCGAGCTGCCACACCTCAGTCAAACGATCAGGAGCAAGCTTGTGCGCTGCGATCTTGATGAAGATCTCTGTGGCACGTTCACCCGCGAATCCGGGGAGCGGCGCGATGATGAACGGTTCGACGCCTTCGATGCTGATGCTGAGGTTTCGCTCCTGCTGGGCGAATGCGATGGTCATGAGTGGATGTGCTCCTTATTCGTGGACGAGAGGGTGTGTGGCGGCCGACGTTGCGGCCGACCGCCACACAGGTGTGACTACGCCGCGTCGTACGAGAACGAGGCCGAAGCGCCCGTCGTGTTCGTGACGATGATCGGGGCCGCCCCGGCGACAGCCGCGGGGATCAGCAGCGTGAGCGTGTTGTCGTCGAGGACCGTGAACTTGACCACGTTCGCGCCGTCGACGGTGATGCTGACAGTGCCGTCGAACTTGTAGCCCTTGAGCACAAGCAGGTCGCCGACTGTCTTCCCGGCCGGGGTCGGGATGGACTCGATGACCGGGTTGCCAGGCGATGCGATGGGCGACACGATGTCAGCGACAACACCGTTGGAGGTGGCCGTGAACTTGTAGCCGCCCTTGTCGGCGTAACCGGTGGCGAAGTCCGCCACTGTGAGGGCGAAGGAGCCCTCGATCGCGCCGAGCTCCTCGTCGAGTGCATCGAAGAGCTGCAGGTCGATGAGGTTGCTGTCGCCGGATGCCTTGGCGATGTTGAGCAGGTTCACGAGCCACGGCTGCGCGATGGCACCGTTGTCGTCACGGACGGCCTCGGTGTCCCACGAGATGACCCACGAGTCGCCGATCTTCTGGACCGAGGGACGGCCCTTGTTGCCGTAGTTCTCACGCTGGATCGTGATGGCCGTGGGCACCGCGGCGATGTTGTTCGCGTCGCCGGTGATGTTCTCGAAGACACCCGTGCGCTTCGCACGGAGGATCTTCTGGTGGGCCAGAGCGAGGGTGCCCTCGGTCTGGTGGGTGGCGTTGTACATTGCCGGATCTGACATGGTGTCTCCTTGATTGGGTGGGGGATGTCGGCACGCCGACGAACCCCTCCTCGGGAGGGGCGGTTGGTGGGGCTGCTACGGGGTGAGCAGCGGGAGCGGGCGACGGCCGCGGAAGTAGAAGGTCTGATACACGGTGTGCCGCCCGTTGGTGTCGGCGGTGGCGCGGAGCTCAGAGAACAGCCACACCCACGAGACGTGCATGCCCTCGGGGATGTTCGACTTCTGGTCGAGAGCCGTGGCGAGGTTCCATGCGAGGTTCTTCGCGTCCGTCTTCGTTCCCTTGGTTCGGGAGATGATCTGGATGCGAGACACAAGGTCGGCGCGGCCTTCGCGGAGGGGATCGAGAGTGTTGAGGACGATGCAGTTGTCGTAGGTCGTCGGCAGGTCGGGACCGGTGAGGCTGACGGCGGGGCGAAGGAGGGTCGCCTCGGCGGGCGTGTAGTTTCCGGATGGTTTGTAGAGGCCGAGTTCGAGGTCGTGGAGTTTCTGTGCGACCCCGCGTTCGAACAGCACTGGGTAGGTGTCAACCACGGCCGGCCTCCGTCGCGATGATCTGCCCGAGTTCGTTCTTGTTGTGCAGGGCGGGGTCTTCGAGGTACTTGCCCTTGCGCCCGTTCTGGAACTGGTACTCAGGGTGCTCGTGCAGGCGCGCGGCCTGCGGGCGGTCATAGACAACGAGGGTGTCGTCACCGGGTACCACGGCGGGCACCACCTGCGCGGACCCGATGAGATCGGCGGTATCGAGGGGAGCTTCTGCAACAGAGAGCGCGAGCAGTCGCTCTCCGGCGAGGTTCTGGCCTCTCACCGCTCCGGAGAGTATCTCCGGGATGACGGCGCCCATATGTGTGGTGACATCCACCTGGGCACGGATTCCGCCCGCCATCACTCGAGCCAAAGTTCGACGTGGGAGGGCGTGCCCTTGTAGTCGAAGTACTCGGAGGTGATGACTTCCGAGGTGCGTTCGCGCGGCGTGCCCTGCCACACAGTCACGCGCGCGCCCGGGAGTGTGTCATCTACGAGATGAACCACGACGAAGGTGGATGCGGCAACCTCTTGACCGGCGGTGTCTGAGGTCGAGCGACGGTCGACGACGAGCTTCGACTTCATCTCGATGTACGCGGGAACAAGGATGTCTGGCTCGTCGTATGTGACGCCTTCGGCACCTTCACCAGCGAGACGCTCGATGTTGATGCAGTGCGGCAGGTGGCGGGTGCGAAGGCGGGCCATGATCGCTCCTAGTGGTAGACGCTCGCCGACAGCAGGCCGGCGTTCTCGAGGATGGTCACGGCCGTGGCACCGATCCGACCGACGAGCTTCTCGCGAGGAGACAGTTGCACCTGTGACGAGGAGGTGGTGCCAAGCGATACCGAGCCGATCTTCACTGCGCCCGCTACCGACTCGGCGCCCGTCGGGTCGTCGGTGATTCCCCAGAACTCGACGATCGCGCAGGTTGCCTCGGTGAAGGCGTCCGAAATGTCTGCGTCGGTCGGCATGTTGTCTTCGTCGACGTCATACCGCGCCAGGCGGGTCAGTCCGTCTACCTCAGAGGATGCGGAGCGGAGGCGCTTACCCAGCTTCGCGGAGTCGCCGTCGAACGGTTCCTCGGCGAAGTCGGCGTAGTCCGAGGGAGTTGCGTAGATGCGCTGGGCCACGGTCAGTCTCCGGTGTTGCGCTCGGGGATGATGCCGCGCTCGCGCAGATCAGCGAGGTGCGCGTCAGTGGATTCGAAGATGTCGTCGTACTCGGTGCTTCGAGTGCGGGTGGCAGGCAGTGTCGCGAGGCTGGTGCCGTCACCCACGATTGTTCCGTCGGGCTGCTCGACGATGGCGAACTTCTCGGTGTTGAGGTCGTGGTGCTGGGCGATGCGCTCGACGAGCTCTGCCTTCTTCCACGATGTCTTCACGTCGTATCCGAGGTCTTCGAGTTCGGCGCGAAGCTCGGCGACAGTCTTCTCACGCAGTTCAGGGGTCTCGTCGATGGTGAAACCATGCTGTGCGAGAGACGCTCGCACCTCGGGGTGGAGGTTGTCGACGTCGGCGAAACCATCATGGAAGTCGATGCCGATGAAGTTCTGCTGCCCTGCCTTGGGGCGAGGGTGGGTGATGTGTGCCACGGTGATGCTCCGATCGGATCGGTAGGGAGGGGTGCTGGCCGGAGACGGTGGAAGACGCCTCCGGCCAGCGGGGTACTACTGAACGGGCAGGTCGGCCTGGTCCTTGACCGTGTCGTCCTTCGGGTCGGCGGTGTCGGTGACGAGCGCCTTCCCCTCGGGTGTGGTTACGCCCTTGTACGGAGTTCCGCCGGGCTTGATGGCCCCCCAGATCTCGTCCTTGGACTTCGCCTCGCCGATGTCGATCTTGCGGTCGCTCGCGTAGGCGAGGAGCTGCTTGATCGTCCACTTGTCCGACGGGTCACCCTTCGGGTAGTCGGCGGTCGCCTCGTCCGAGGTTGCACCGCCAACGGAGTAGCCCTGACGCTCGAAGTACGCGAGTGCGCCCTCGTCGTCAGTGCTGCCCTTGCCATCCACGAAGTGGACGCCGGCCACGAGACCGGAGAAGTCCTCCACAGGGGACTTGATGGTTGTCTTAGCCATGACGGCCTCCTACTGGACGCGGACGTTGCGGAGAACCGCAGCGGCCTTGGTGGACTTGAGGGCGACACCGGTCGGGCCGAGCTCGACTTCACCCTTCTTCACAGCGCCAGCCGTGGAGAAGTCGGGGAGCCACGTCTGCACGAGCTGGCCGCCGACGGTGGAGACACCGTGGAAGCCGTCCATGCCGATGCGGACCGCGTACAGGTCGGTGAGACCTGCAGTGGAGACGCTCGCGACCGTGCGGGTCACGATCGGGATGATCGGCGTGTTCGTGCCAGGCTTGTTGCCCGGGTCGGCGAACACGATGTCGCCGTACTGCTCGCGCACGATGGGACGACCGTTCGGGCCCATGAGGCCGTCGACGGGGTTCTTCGTGTACATGCCTGCACGGCGGGCGGCGGCGCGGACTCGAGCGAGCGCGCGAGCGTTGCCCCAGATCACGGTCGGGGCACCATCGAGGTACGACAGGAAGTCGTCGATGGTGTCGAGGGCCTTGTGCTCGGCGCGAGTCGTCGAGTCGAAGTCGCGCCAGTCGGTGACGACTGCGGCTCCAACCTCGGTCGTCGAGCCGACGAGGGCCTTATCGAGGCCGTCGAAGCCGTTCGCGTCGACGGCGATGTCACCGTTGATCACGGCGTCCTGGAACTTCGTGACCGTCGACTTCACGGTCTGCTGGAGGTTCAGGGCGACGGAACCGGACGCGGCCGGGCCGACCTTGGCGAGCACGCGGTCAACCTCGAACGAGCCACCGAGCGGGGCCAGCGTGACGCTGACCTTCGTGGTGGTGACGTGCTCGGGGGTGTACTCCGTGTTGTACGCACGGAATGCGGCGCTGCGCTGGGCGGTCAGACGACGGTAACCGTAGTCGAGGGTTGCCCCACCGCCTACCGGGTTCACCGCGTCATCGAAGACCAGGGCGTCGAGGATCGCGGATTCCTTGCGGAACTCGTCGATGACTGCGACATCGAGATCCTCGACTGCGTTCTTCTTTGCTTCTACGAGGGTTACGGGCATTTCATCTCCTTAGGGAGCTAGCCCCCGAGTCGTGCCTTGACGGCACCCTCGAGGGTGGGTGTGGTTGCAGGTGGCTGGCCGCCCTGGTGCCCGCCGCCGCTTGCGCCGGGGAGTGGGGGACCTGCCTTGAACGCCGAGTTCCTCTCGAGCGCGTCTTCGATCGCCTTCTTCACGTCTTCCTCTTTCGAGAGGTCGACGTCGGCGAAGGTCTTCATGAAGCTCGACGAATCGAGCAGGAGATCCGCGTTTGCGCCGAACTTGCCGGCGTTGCGGAGGATGTGGTTCTCGCGTTCCAGCGAGGTGGACTTGCCTGCGGCAGCGTCGCGCTCGTCCTGCAGGGTCTGTGCCTTGGTCTCGGCAGCCTCGCGCGCTTCGCGTGCGGTCTTGTTCTCTGCGCGCAGTTCACGCACGTACTCGTCGGGGTCACCCTTGTAGTTGATGGGCGCCGGAGCAGGCGGGGCAGGGGCGGGAGCGGGAGGTGCCGGTGGTGCCGGTGCTGGGGCAGGAGGTGCGGGCGCAGGTGCCGGGGGCGTCGGCGGGGTGCCGCCGTCCTCTCCCTCTACGAAGCGGACGCCGCGCAGGTCGTGCAGGGTGCGGCCAATGACGGCAAGGCCGTCGCGGTCACGTACAGCGGTGTTGCGGTTGTGGATAGTCACGTTGAGCCTCCAGCTCGTTCGTTGATTCGTCGGCACTCTTGCCGGACGTGTTTCCCGGGCCGCGCACCTATGCGATGGCGTGGGCCGGTGGTATCGTGGGGGATGTAGAGCGCTCCCCGCGTCAGCCTTGAAATAACAGGCCGTCTGAACACGCGGGCTAGGCGCTCTACTTCTTTGCCCGGAGCGCGATCTCTACGAGACGGTCCCTGTCGAGCACATACAGGCGACGTATTGGCGTCGTGCGTGTGCGCTCGTTGTACTGCTCGAGCTGCGTCCGGAGTTTGTCCGAGAGGCGAGCACGCCCGAGGTCGATGACGAAGTTTTCCTTGATGACGCCCTGCAGCTTGGCGCGGGCAGCAGCCTCGTGAACTCGGTTCCTGATCGACTGGTACTTCGCCTGTGTCGACTTGAGCTCGGTCTCGAAGCCTCCACGAGATACCCACCGGAAGTCGTTCGTGGGCTTGCGCCCGATGCGGTCTTGCGGAATCCAGTCGATCGTCTCGCCAAGCGTTTCCATGCGGCGGAAGAACGCCTGCTCGTGAGGCTTCATCGACGAGGTGACAGCACCAGTCCGCGCGGGCGCCGGACGTGCAGGTGGCCGCGGCGCAGTCGTTGGCCGAGGTGTGTTGCCGCCGTCAGCGAACCGCAACTGCTCGCGGTAGTTCGCACGAGGCCGACCAGTCACTCGGAGATGCTCACGCATCTGCGCCTGGCGCTCCGCGATGTCTCTCTGCGCACGCTTCCGCGACACATCGTCACCGGCAGTTGCCTCTTCGCGCTTCGCTTGGCGAATACCGCGCTCAATCTCGCGCTGCTTCTCCCGCGCCCGCTCGGCCTCGGGATCGTATTCCTGCGTCTCCTGCGGGATGCTGAGCCCGGGAAGGTACGCGGTGGCCTTGTGACGGCAGTTGGGGTGGAAGAGGCCCGCGGCCCGCGCCTGCTCCAGCGTTGCGGCGATGACAACGGTCACCTGCTCGTCGCGGGTCGCATGAGGGAGAGTCACAGTGCCGGTCGTTCCGTCAGCGGAGAGGATCTTCCCAACCCACGGCGCGCAGCGCTTGCACGAGTCCAGTCCGCCCTGCACAGTCACGAGGTTCACCCCCGACTGCTGCATGCGCCAGATACCCGCGTCGTTGTAGGCACGTGCAGCGTAGGTGCGGCCGGCCATCTCGGCGTAGGAGCCGATGCGCCAACGCCGGTCAGCTTTGTCGACGAAACCGGTAATGCCTTCGGAGAGGAACCGTTGCACGGCTTGCGCCTGTGCGACCTTCATCGTCTGCGCGGACAGGATCTGCGTTGACGAGGTGAACGAGATGATGCGCTGGTAGGCATCCTGTGGGTACCGCGTGATGCGGAGGTGAACTGCTTCGAGTCGCGACGACATGTCGAGAGTTAGGGAAGCGACGGCCTGTGCTGCAGTCCCGGTGAGCGCTGAGCTCGAGGGGAGTCGCCCCGCGAGCTTGAGCCTCGCGACCGCGGCGGCTTCACCCTCGGCGGAGGCTACCGCGATGAACTCCTCTGCAAGGTTCGCCTGCCGAAGCTTCTCAGCCATCTCGATCGCGAGGAACTGCAACTCACGGACTGTCTGCGCGCGATATGCCGCCAGCTCGGCGGCCGCACGGTTGTACGCAATGCGGTCCGAGAGTGTCTGTGTGTCATCCGCTCGCGCGAGAGCCTGGGCGAGTGCAGCTCGCAGGGCAATGTCGCGGTAAGAGCGCTTGGCGACTTGCCGGATTAGCTCGTCCTCCGCTTCGGCGTACCGAGCGGCGAGCTCTGCGCCGAGACCCTCGATGAGGTCACCGGCCGGAGCGAGGTTATCGGGGTCAGGTACGTATACGGCCACTTGCTACCTCCCGAGCACGAAGCCGATACGATTCCGGCATGAGCGAAGTACCTTGGGGAGCCATAATTGCGGCCGGATCGGCGTTCGTCGTCGCCGCCATTCAGTTCGCATTGTCAGTTCTCAGCCTCGACGCTCGAATCAGCAAGACCGCGAAACTGTTGAAGCAGGTGACTGAGGCCCGCCCCGGCTCCGATGCTGAACGGGCTCTGTCGGCCGCATTGGATGTGCTTGCGGCACGCAAGACCGGTCGGCTGATGCACGGCGCATTCATCGGGTGGTTATTCATGGCGTGGATACTGGGCACGCTCACGATCTACGCGTTACTCACCGGGCAAGGACTGTGGACGCCGACCTTCTGGTTCGGAACTGCCGTAGCGGTTGGGACGGGCATCGTCGCCGGCATCGATTACTTCCTCTATGGGCGGGTTCGAGACCGATATCACTCAGTGAAAGACTGATCAGTTTCGTCGCCCGTGAATGCTGTCGGATCGGGTGCCGGGGTGCCGCGCTCCTCGCGGATCCGCGCAGCCTCCTCGAGGACCTTCGTGTCGTCCCAGTCCGGGTTCTGCAGCTCGACCTTGCGAATGGTCGATACGGCGCCCGCGGCGTCAAGGAACTGGATGGTGCGTGCGGTCTTCTCGGGGTCTTCCTGCGACACGTCGGCGAAGATTACGTCAGGCATGTCGTAGCGTCCGCCGCCCTTGCCGGGGAAGAGTTTGCCGTCGAGCTCCAGCGCTACAGATGACTGCTCTGCGATCGCGCGCTTGTCGTAGAGGGTCTTCTTGTCGCGGGTGGTTTCCTCGCGCTTGTCGCGGGCGAGCTCGCCTGTCGCGGTGAGCTGGTTGCCCTCTTCACCGGTGAGGTCGCGCGTGCCCTGCCCTGCTGTCTGGAGAATCTTCCGCATGAGTGCGTTCGCGGTGCGCTCGTGGGCTTCGACACGGATCTCGAACTGCACCTT